CGGGGACACGGCCATTCTCGCCATCCCAGCCGCTGTGCAGATTTTCGAGATGCTGGGTGACCTCCTTTATCAAGTCGGAGCTATCCGGGATGAAGACGACGTGGAAGAAGGGGTCATGTTGCAATGAGTAAGTGGGATCACAGGTTCCTCCAGCTCGCCCACCTTGTGGCGGGCTGGAGCAAGGATGACTCGACAGGCGTAGGGGCTGTCATCGTCAGCCCCGATAAGCGTATCGTCAGCATTGGCTTTAACGGGTACCCGAAAGGAGTCGATGACACGATCCTGAGTAGGGAACAGAAGTTGGCCCGCACAATCCACGCCGAAGCCAACGCGCTACACTTTGCAGGCCGGGACGTTACCGGGTGCTCCATCTATGTCACCCACCCGCCGTGCAGCCATTGCGCCGCCCACATTATCCAGCGTGGCATTGGCTTTGTCGTCGCCCCTGTCCCCGATCAACACTTCATGGACAGGTGGGCGGCCTCACTTGAAGAATCCGTGAAGATGTTTAGTGAGTCGGGCGTGAAACTTAACTTTTTGGAGATTTGAAGTGATCAAAGAAGACATTTCGTGTGAGTACATCATGCACATGGGCGACGACCTGAATGTCGTCAATAACGCTCGGGTATCTTTTGACAAGGAGAGCGGCTGGAAGCTGGACTTCTCCAAGGATCACAAGTTCGGTGATCACGTTCTGCCAGCCTCAGACCAAGGTTTGATCCGGTTCCTAGCCACGGGCTTCCGCAAGTCCGAGTGGAACGAGATGATCCAGGGCGTACGCACGATGAGCGACCTGGAGATCCACCGACTCTTCCTGAAGCTGCGCCGGCATGCGACCCACTGGGCGCCAATGGCCCACCCACACATCCAGGTCCGCATCACGGCCCCGATCTTCCTCGCTCGCCAGTACGTGAAGCACCAGATCGGCCTCACATGGAGTGAGGTGTCGCGCCGCTACGTCGATGATGAGCCGTCCTTCTGGTTCCCGGATGGCTGGCGTGCGCGGCCGGAGGGGGGCATCAAGCAGGGCTCGAGTGACAAGGTCGTGGCGGAGGTAGAGCACTGGTGGGCGTCAAACGACGGGAACGGGCCGCTGGAGCGGAAGCTCCGAGACCCCGGGGAACTGGCTGAGGCGTACGCCAAAGACAGCGTGGAACTATACCTAGACATGGTCGAGGCAGGAGTTGCCCCCGAACTTGCCCGCATCAACCTGCCGCAAAACATGATGGTGACGTGGCGCTGGACTGGCAGCCTCGCCGCCTTCGCCCGGGTCTGCCAGCAGCGCTGTGACGGCCACGCCCAGAAAGAAGCCCAGATCCTGGGCAACCAGATCAGCGAGATCATGTCGGAGCTCTTTCCCGTGACATGGGACGCCATGGTTGGCGAGTGCCTCGGGCACCTGGAGCAACCCTGATGGTAGCCCCCATTCCTCGCGTACGGGAGCAAGGCGAGCCCGAGATACGCCTGCGCCGGGGCTTCTTCGGCAAGCTCATTGTCCAGGTCAGGTACCCGATCTACGTTGAGAAGTACCCATTCCCGAGGCGCGACGGCCTCGCTGAGTGGGAGGGCCGAGGCATGGGCAGGTGGCGAGACGCCGATCCCGACAACTTCAGGGAAGTCCTCGCCATAGTTGATAGGTTGAAGATCAGCGCTGTGTAAATCACCGCCCGCCCACGGAACCACCACGGTTCAGGCCATCGTCAGGTCAGCATGACGAACACTGAAGGGTGTTGCGGGAAAAACGTGGGCGGGCACCCACATAAGGATAAAAACATGGGTTGCTACTATTGCGACTCCTGGGCCGGCAGGCCTCTAGGAGATAAGGTTGTCTGTGAGGACTGCTATCAGACCGTGAGAGCCATCCCTGATGATGACAGGGTTGGCTATCTCACAGAGCGTCTGCAGAAGGTTCACGGGCTGCTGATAAAGCACACGCAGCAAGGGTACCTGGTCGACTGGACACGCGAGTTGGCGAGGCGGATTGAGTTCCTGTCCCGGCTCTCCAGTGAGCCCGGGCTGCCGGCGCCTACTACACAGAGCGAGATCCCTGTGCAGCGCTCGACCACTGAAGTGCAGGCAACAAAGTTGCCAAAGCCGCTGAAGATTCGTAAGCTTAGGTAGGGCCAAGGTCGTGGGCACCAAGTACGTCACGATCAAAAGATGGCGGACAGGGCGGGATTCGAACCCGCATCGCCAGTAACAATATCAGGCACTTACAGCCGTAAGTGGCTATTGTCCATCTATTCTTGCATTTGACATAAAAAGCCCCGCGCCCTCTAGGAGGTGCGCGGGGAAGGCCCCTACGGCAAACCTATACTGCTATTCCAGCAGACCACCCAGATGCTTTGTATGTGATGAGCTTCTCCTCGTCCTCCACATACGCCATCCAGCCGATGCGCGGGCTACCAAACACCCATGCAGACCCCGACCAAACAGCCACCTTAGCCGCCTGGCCCGACCACGCTCCAGTGGGTGAGGCACCAACAAGGTACGTGTCTCCTGCTGCAGGGGAGCCGGGTGGTGCGGACAGGTCTCTGTCCTTAACGCTGAGGTGCGTCCCAAACCTGCCTAACCACAGAAGGTTGGAGTCCATGCCCGTGTGCCAGGAGTTCTCCCCGAGTGTCCAACCGTACAGAATGCCACTTCTTGGTTCAGTCTGTGCTGCCATCATGCGCCTCCATATGAATTGCCGTAAGTCGTGCCATACCCAGCACGGAAGAAACTAATGTCATGAATCTGGTAGCTGGTCAGAGTGTCTCGAACAGACCAGAGCTCTACCCGAAGCTCTCCGTAATTAGCCCCAAGTTCGGCAAGTGTGAACGTAGCCGTTAAGCCTGTTACGCCTGTCTTGGTGTTCAACGTCGTACCGCCTTTTGTCCTCACTCTCACAGTGTAGGTAGTACCGGCTTCAGGGCCTATGCTTGTTGCCTCTGTACCAACTAAGGACACGGTCTGCTGGAGGCGGTCTCTATGCGCCCATGAAACAGTAAGGTCTGCATCGCCAGGAATACTGTTGGGGTATGCAAGTGTGTTGAGCCTCACTCTCTGGGGAGGGTAGGGCCTCGCCTGCCTGCCGGTAAATGACCTGGAGGCCGTAATTGCAGAGGAGACAGGAAGAGTGCCGAGCCCAGTAGTTGGCGTGAGCCTAAGCCACGCCGTTTCGTTGAGGGCGTACTCGACACCGTCAGTCTCGTTGTAGTCCTCTATAAAGAACAGCCTCGCGCCTGCACTATGCTTAACTGGGACAGTGTCCAGCGTCCCTCTCTGCACAGTGATGGACGTAGAGCTCAACGCCGTAACTATGACAAACTCATTGTCAATTACGGCATAAGACCCTAGACGTACGAGCGATATACCTAGTGCGCCACTTATGGCCCAGGTTGTGTCGTTGTACCCGGTATCCGCGTCAATAACTGCGGTGGGGCAGAAGTCAAGTGTCCCCGCCTCTATCCAGTTACCGCTGCCTGCCGGATCGGTGTATAGCTTGGCATTCATGGCATCACTGGAGGGCGCAACTCCAGCGATAATGGCGTAGGTGGCTGTAGTAGGTAGCGCCCTGGCGGAGGATTCGCCCATTCGTTGGAACACCTCCCAGTACGGGGCCTCTACCAGTACCTGATACGGGCACTGCGCGGGCGCGCTTACAGGGCTCGACCATGCACTAGGAGGGGGAGGGGCGTAGATGGCATTGGAGCTGCCGAATACGTCCTCTACAGCTGTGATCCTGACCTCGTTGTTGTCTAGTGCCCCAAGCTCCACATTTGTCACACGCATAATAAGAGAGGTGACGCCGTAGTTAGGCCACGAGAACTTAAACACGTCGCCAACGTTCAAGCTGGCAGCTGCTCTGTTTGCGTAGATAGTGCAGCTGGCAAGGGGCGTTGACAGTGACTTAAGGGACCGTGAAGCTGCCTTGGTAGCGTTGAGACCAGTGGTAAAGCCCGGAAACTGAATTGTTGTACCTACAGTAGCCCCCTGCTGGGCAACTAGCGAGATGTCTTGAACGGTAACAGAGTTGTCTTTACCCGTGTCGGCGTCCCAAAACTGCACAGTGACAGAATTTACGAGCTCCCCAACTGTGTTACGCTTGAAGTCTGTAATCTTAGATACATTGCCTTCATTGAGCTCAAGCAATGTATTTACGTTGTACCCGCCGCGAATCAGCTTTAAGACAAACTTGCCAGTGCCTCTGTCCACAAAAAGGCTTGCATCGACATGCTTAAGCACCTCCGATATAAAATCGTTCAGAGGTGCAGACCTGTCCCAGAGAATTGATATCCCCATGCCCTCTGAGTAGAGCGTATCAGCTGCAGATGTGAAGGAGGTATTGTCTATGTCAGCTTCCGGGTAGCCCATTCCCCACGAGGTATCTGTTAGACACTCACGAATGATGTGGGCAGCGTTCATGTCATTGCCGATGTCAACCTTAGAAGGGTACCACTGGGGCTGCCCATCCAGCCTGATATTTCTGCGAGTAACCCAGAACGCCCAATTCTTGAGGTATGGGTTTATACCTACATAGACCTGGCGCAGCACTACGCTCAGTACCCCCCTGAAAGCAGGGATGTCTGTACCAAGCTTGGACTGCAGGTAAGAGTTTCTGGGCTGCGTTGGCCCCCCCAGCATGATATCCACCGTGCCGCTTATCCCCCCCTCTCTCCCAGTACCACCGAAGAGATCTTCAGCAGCTACGGTGATGCTCCCGCCAGTAGAGCTTCCAGTCCAGGCCCGCCTATCGTCTACGTCGATAGCTGTCACTGCGTCAACAGGCCCGTGACACAGAACCATGTGCATACCAAGATAGTACTTATACCCTACCGTTACTGACTTCTTCTTCCCCACGAGCCACCTCCACCACAGCCGCTACCATTGAATCATTGTTAGACGCCTCAAGTAGTGCCTGGGCATCCACACCATTTACGAGAAACTCTGAGTAGTCAAACCCATATCTACCTAGCAGCTCTCTAACTCCTCGGCTGCAGTACATCAACTTACGGCAGTGCTCCATTCTGACAACTGTGGGGCTCACTTCTTACCTCCGCTGCTCTTTATGGGTTCAACCTTGAGGTCGCCATACCAGACAACATTAGGGCCTGTTAGGCGCCGACGCCCGAATAGAACTGGGATCTCCCTACCAATCTCAGCAGTTGGCGCTTTGATGTCCTCAAACCCTGCTGGCTTTGCGTTCTGGGGCTTTGGCATCAACGCATACGTTACTGCGAATGACGCAACCCATAGAGCTACATACCACCACATATCTCACCTCACACAATAGAACTACCACCAAAGGGATTCTTTACAGGAATCCAAGGGAAGCCGCCGAAGTTGTCCAGGTTGTTGAACTTCACGTTACAGGTTTCTCGGAGGTGGTCGCAGCCAGGGTACAGGCGCAGCGTCACCCCGCCGCTAAGACTTTGGAACGGACGGGAGATTGTAATCTGATCCGAGGTGTGCGCTGTAATAAATCGACTCCCAAAGTCGGGGCTGATGACCATGCCGCCGGTAAAATACCCGGCCGGAAAATTCCCCGCCCCGCCAACAGTCAGGTTCGTACCTCCCGAGATGGAGAGCAGGGTGCCGGAGTGGATGTATGCCTCCTGGTTTACGTTGCACCCCCTGGCGTACAAGGTATGTCTACAGCTCAACTCGAACTTGGCCCTTAGGCCTGGGCGACGAATAGAGGTGAAAACCGATTCACACTCCACGTCTACGGTGTTACCAGAAACCTTAGCCCCGGATACACGCCCCTTCCAATACTGCGTGAGCTGCTTATCAGGGTCGTTCCAGTGCATCCTATAGATGTTCACGACTGTTACGAGGTCCGGTGCAAAGCCCAGGAACTGTGCAGCAAACTCGTTCCCTCTTGGGAACGTCAAGGTCAGTGTTTCCTTGAGTGCGTCTTCCCCCTGCTTTATCCTGTCTCTCGTTATAGGTGCCGGCACAAACGTTCTACCAAGGCTAACGAAAGGTTCCGCCCCTGATATGTAGTACCACTTGCTCAACCCCTGGATAAACTCATACAACTCTACTGGACTCCCAGAGTCTAGAGATGTCTCATATGCCGCGTATGTCATTCAGGGATCTCCATGACAGGGATACTTATCTGCACCTGTCCGTTGTACTGGTGGGATATATCTACAGAGTCAGTATCGAACCTGACATGAGACATGAAACTTACCATCTCCACATCTGAGGCCAGCGCAGAAGTTCCTATAGCGCTGTCAAAGTTAATATTCTCTGTTCCGTCCTCGTTGGCTGTGGCCCCTGTAATCCTCTTGAATATTTTTGTTCCATCCTTAAGCAAAATCATTACATCTTTTACTGAATAAAGCAGGGAGTAGTCTATAGAATTGACTATGAAGCCTGAAGAGGCCGAGCTGAAGTCGCTGACAACTTCAAGGTCATTGTTCCACGAAATGACCCAGAATGATTTCTGTCTACCAAGTCTGCTGTGAATCCATTGCCTTGCCGCCCAGCGCTCAGCCCTACTCCTGGTGCTGAAAGTAATGACCTGCCTGTGATCAATTTTGTTTGATGTGACGTCCACCTCCACTACGCCAGACTCGTTGTCGAAGGTGTCTACAGACCTGTATACCTTCTCTGTTATGTCCCCAACCATGATGGTCCTGTCTGTGACTACGCTCTTACCCCGGTAAGTTGGGTAGAGAGCGGCACTGCCAAGGTTCTTGTTGGACGTGACACGGAAGCGGCAGGTAGCCACGGTTTGCTCGTTTCCTGCACGACTAAAGCTAATACCCTCCGGGGTCATGGCAAAACGTAACGGAGCTATGTACGCGGTCTCAAACTCAGTCTCAAGCGGTATCTTCAAGCTGACACCATTAGCGTGAACTGTAGTGATCTCGACGGCAGCCTGCTTCTCACTGCTCTCCCAAAGAATTACTACATCATTCTCCCTATAGTCAGCGGCTGTTGTGTCCACAGGGATAAAAGTTGCTCCCAGAGAAAGTTGGCCCGCTCTAGAAAGTTCGGACCATACCGGTACACCATAAACACGGTGGGCCCACTGAGTGGCAATAGCCTTAGCCCGACTAAACTCCACCTTGTCCAGGTAGCATGTATAGTCGAAGAACTGTCGGGGGGCCTGCCTCAGTGCAAGTCTCTGCTCGGAGGTGTAGCTGGGTACAACATCTGTGCTCCACTCGAGCGTCTCCTTGTGCTTGGTCTGCGGCATGAAGGGCCAGACCACCACGCGGCGCCCGGTCACCGTCAGGGTCGGGTGGTCGGTTGGGAAGTTGAAGGTGTAGAGGGCGTTGATGACCGGCGCCCCGTTGGTGCTGATGTTGAGCGTATAGGTCCGGGCCTCCAGCGCCGCGAAGGACGTCGGTGGGACCTGTGGCTGGGTCAGGGTGATACCATCAGTCCCCACCTGACTCAGGCTGGACAGGAGCTGGGGCTCGAAGTAGGCGCTCCAGACCTCGACGTCGCGAACCTGTGTGGACAGCAAGTTGCCAAGCTCAATGACCCCCGGCCACACGTGGACCCGGTAGTAGTAATCATCCAGGAAGGACGGCATTCGCCAAGCGTCTGCTGTCTCCTCCACCTCCGAGATCGGTAGGGTGGAGGAGACCGAGACGAAGGCATCGCTTGTCCGCTCGTATTGCTGGACCGGAGGGCTGTTGTCCACAGGAGCGAAGGCACCCAGCTGCCCGCTGTAGTCCGGCGTTGGAGGGATCTTAGAGAGCGGCCCGACGAGGGCGTAGGTATCAATGACCGCCATTTACGCCACCTTGAGGTAGGCAATGCCTCGGTTGTAGCCAATGCCGCCCTTCGCGTACCACGGGAAGACCTTCCAGGTGTCGGACCCGATGGTGAACTCGTCGCCGGGGAGGTAGTTGGTCATGTCCATGAAGCGCATGCCCGGGATGACCCCGATCGGGGACAGGTACTCGTCACCGATATTCAGGCTCACGATGTTGGGGAGCAGGAGACCGATACCGTTGAGCGGGTTCGGGCTGTAGTCCCGGAGGACCTTGTCATGCACCCCGCCACCTTGGCAGGCCATCTGCAGCCCCGAGGTGCTAACCGTGCGCCCGGACCCCGCCCAGTTGTCGAAGGAGCCAAAGGCCGCTCGCACCATCGACCCGAAGGAGTAGGAGCTGTTGCTGGTCGAGTAGTCCGCCCCTCGAAAAGGAACCAGCTCCATCGCGAAGGAGGAGCTATCCGCGTCAACACCAAGCCACGAACTGGGAGCCGTGGAGTTGGTGACATGGGCACCACCAGTACTGTAGCAGAAGCGCCCGCCGCCGGGGGCCGCCGGGTTAAACAGGTCCAGGCTGCCGCAACCGAAGCGGAGGAAGATACCGGTGCTAATCTCGACCTCTGCGAACAGGGTCTTGCTGTCCGGGGCGAAAAAGTGGTACGCCGGGAAGGGACCAGTGGTAATGACCAACGGGAACAGGACATGGGCCTGGTCCCCGCCCGAGATCGAACCCCGGACCGGATAACCGGGCTGCCTGTCCCAAGCGGCGGCGCCGGAGTACCCATCCGAACCGTTCATGGTGATTCCGTACTTGCTGTCGTTGTTCGTGCCATTGACGAGCATGGTCTCATTGTTCCACGCCCGGAAGTTGAAGTACGCCGCCCCCTTCTGGATGCAGAGCTCGCGCCCGGACCCGACGGTGGCCCAGCGATTCGCCGTCCAGCCCTGCGCAATCGCGAAGAGCCGGAACTTGTCTAGCAGGTCCACTACGCTGGACGAGGTACCGGTTTCATAGGCCATGTTCTATCCCCTTAATCAAGCGACATCGCCCAGAACTCGTGGACGGTGTTGCGGTAGGCGTGCTGGAAGACCACAACGGTCTTGCCGTTCCAGGTGGTGGTGTTCTCCGGGGAGTTAGCGTACCCGCTGATAGCGTAGGTCCCCTCAAGCTCCCCGAACACCGCGGAGTAGGGCGCCCGCTGCATCAGGATGCAAGGCTGGAGGATATAGCCTCCACCAAGGCACTCACGATACGGGCGCTTGCCGCTGGCCCACTGGTCGTTCATTGCATGGGGCCAGACACAGCGCCAGGACCCACTCGGAGCATAGGGGGCGCTAAGGGACTGGTTCGGACTGTAGATGT